GGCAAAGGGCTGGCAGCGCGGCAGCGACAAGGCCGAGCCGAAGAACCGCGAGTTGGCGAACGCGGATCTTTGGAAGGCGATCGATGAGGCCCTGTCCGAGGTTCCAAAGTTCGGGCGCGTAAACATCAAGTGGGTTAAAGGCCACATCGGCGTTGCTGGCAACGAGCGCTCCGACGAGCTGGCAGAGATGGGCCGGCAGCAGGCAGAAGATAGCGCTCAGCCTAAAGACGACCTGACCGAGCGTTACCGCCAGATCATGGGGGCGCTGTGAACCGATCGCCCAACGGCATAAACGTGCACCGCTTCCTCGAAGGCTATGGGGTGCGCGTCCTGCCATATCATATGAAGCGAGATCCCCGGCCGGCCAATGTCGTTTATGGCGGTCGTGAGGTCGGGCGCCTCTTGCGAAAGGACATTGATCGCACAGGCCTCGTGGTCCGCTGCATCCAAGCCAGCAACCCCGTCTGCTTCGACGACGTCTACCTCTGGTCCGTGTGGCGGTTTCTAACCGTCCATTACAGCCAGAGCGCGCCGAGGGAAGCGATCTCTGCCTTCGAAGGTGTGGACATAGCGCGCCTCAAAGAACGCGCTCAGCGACTCTGTATTGGAGAGGGCGGAGCGCTGACCAAAACCACAGCCGCCATCAGTTTGGAGTTCGCGCGGGAAATTCTCATGAGGGACAAAGCAGCATGATGAAGAACATGTCCATGAACGAAATGCACGGGCTGATCCTGGAACGCCTGATCGAGGCGATGGAAACCGATATTGCTTTGCCGATCCGCATCGGGCCGCAGTCTTTCGGATCGTCTATGCCCGAATACATCCACACGCCGGCGGAGAACTTCGCGCGAGCCCGCGAGGACCAAACAGAGACAGGCGGCAAGCGCACCCGGGACGACCAGGATTCGCAGCGCCGGCAGACAGAGCGGCGCAGGAAGTGCAGCCGCGAGCGGATCAGTCGGATGGAAGAAGCGTTCAACTGGATTCGGAGCTACATCTTTGATGATGATGCCCGCCAGGTGCTGCTCGCCTATGCGGAGGTTAAGGCCCGCGGATGGGACTGGAGTCGCTATTTGACCAATCGGAACCGACGAAACCCGCAGAAAAAGGCATGGGTTAAACGAACAGTGCAGCGGTGGATTGTTCGTTCTTTGCAGATAATTGCGGATCATCTTGTCCAGACTGTACCACTCTGGCGAACACCGGAGGGTTTACAGGTGGCCCACGAGGAGGCAAAACACACGGGCAAATCAATATCATCGGATTTGCATGCGTGGCCGGCACCTGATGAAAGTCCCGCTTTGCAGCGGACAGCATAGCCAGGGCGGCCGCGGAAGAATAACGAGAGGACAGTGTGGGCCACCATCCTCTCGCTACCTTAGATCATGCCGGTGATCTTCATCACTGCCATCACCAGTGGCAGTGTCACCGTTAGATTGATTGTCAGGTTGAGATTGATGTTCATTTAGGCTCCTTCGTTGAGAGACGAAGGGCCAGTCGGCGCCTTCGTAAGCGTATACAGTTCAGTGTCGGAATTGATAACTTGCGGCAGCGTTTTTTTCGTTTGATCCGCTTTATCCTTATAGGGAGGAGAGGCGACGGCATCGTCTCCACCCCACACCAGAACATTTTCCGGCTCAGCCTCGCGATAGTCCAGGTGAAACGAAGAAAAAGCCGCTTAGGCGAAACAAGCTTCTGCTCGATTGGGCGGAAACTCCGGCACGACGCGCTTCCGACAGGACGCCGGTTTCAAGATTCTCGGAGTGTGCCGGCAGAGTAGGGAGACGGTCCCTTAGATGCCGGAGGCGACACGAAACCGGTGAGTAGGCAGAGGTTGCGGTCGATGTGCCGCTCCCGACGGGGATAGCTCAAGCAAGAGCGCTGCTAAATACCGGGCAGAATTGAAAATCGTCAAATATTCATAACGGGTTCATACCCATCGGAGCATCGTCCCGCCTCACCACTTGAAAGGCGTGAACATGAATAGAATTATCTCAGGGATCGGCGCTGCTGTCGTCGCTGTCGTTATGATGGCCTCAAGCCTTGGGACGGCTACAGCCGCACCGATAGCAGCACAGCCTACACAGATCACGTCCAGCGTTGAGCTCGCTCAGTACCGAGATGAGCGACGTTACGTTCCTCGTGATCGCCGCGACCACGGCCGGTACGATCGCCGTCATCCGAACCGCGCCGAAGTACGCAGTGATCGCCCCGGCTACTGGAATGGCCACCGCGGGTATCGTGAACAGCGCAGAGGCTATCGCCGCCACAGCGACGGCTACTATTATGCGCCGTCCGTCTTCAAGTTGTTCGTCCGCTAATAAAGCGGGTTGTGCCGAGGACTGTCAGCCCCCCGTCAGCAATGGCGGGGTTTTTTCATGTGAGACAATCTAGTACGATGGGCGCAACCGCTGATAACTCATCCCAGTTATTGGATGACCTGCAAGACCGAGCGGCTCAGTGGGTCAACAATCACACGCTGCTGGTTTACGACGGCGTAGGCATAGGAAGGCGCTTCTGGAACCGGGGTCAGCACGATTTCGGCCGGGAGTGCCTGTCCCACGGCAACCGTATGGCTCACCATGACCGGGTTGGATGGCAGTGACTGCTCCTTGACGAAGGTCACCACGCTGTCGGGTACGGGCCGGGTAGTCGGTATAGTGGTCGAAGGTTGCTGGGCATTAGCTACCGTCGAGAACAATGCAAATGTCGCGGCGAGAAGAATTCGAAGCATCGGGAGGCACCTTTCTAAGACCCGCTCCAGGATGAAGCGCCGCACCTCGGTGCGTCAGATTCAACGGGCCTCCTGGGTGGTTGTTCCGAAACCCGGTCAGCAGCGTGCCAGGCTATAGACCGGGGGACGGTGTCACTGCAGCGTTATCTTGCCGCCCATCTCGTCTTCAAGATTAAGAAATGTAGCGAGAGTCGTGGCGAAGCGCTCGTGAAGCAGGACCATCGGCTCATTCGAAAGCAGGACCGCAAGTTCGGTAGCCCGGTCGACCACCGTCCACGAGTCGTCTTCCTCTTGGACTGCTCTGTAACGATCGTTTTTCGGTATGGTCATAGCGGCTTAACGTCGCGTCCGGGGAAAAGTTCGAGGGCAGTATTTCGCACAAAAACAAGCCGCATAAAGAGCGGCAGGGCGTGAATGCCCAACCAATCGGGAAGGCGCTGGGATACCGGCGAAAGGATAAGCGGTCGGGGTTCGTGCCTGGTCGCCTCTGTCGTTCCTTCCCGTGTCGTCCATTACCGTTCATTACGGATCATTAGCCCGCCACCGCTGACCCGGTAGGCGGGTTTTTGCATTCTGGCAGCAAACTATTCCTTCACGTCCCGAACGGATAGAAATGGTTTTCCAATCCTTCCACTTCGTCCATGTCTCAGTAGACATAGGAGACGGCTATACCGTCACCACGCTTGCCGATGGGTCGAAGGTGCCAGCAGACCATGCCGAGCAGCCAGGACAGGCAGAGCTTGCCGCAGCGCATGGATATGACAGCGCGGAGGATCTCAACCGGGATCACGATCTGGCCCATTCGCTCCTGTCCCACATGATCGGGCTGGAGGCATCGCCAACCTTGGCAGGTGTCGCGGCCGGCAAGCACTTCAAATACTGGCAGGTGGAAGAGGCTGCGGTGCTCGCGCTGCAGGCCTTCTGCAAGGTCGCCGGTGTCGATCTGATGGAACTGGCAAGGCGGTATAGCAACGGTGGCTAAGCTCAAGACCCTTCGCCCTCAGATCTCCATGATCAAGCCTCTCGTAGGCAGGATGCCAGGAGAGAAGGCAAGGGACCAATACCGTCGAGACAACCAACCATCAAAGCAGTGGCTCAAGTCCGCATGGTGGTTGGCAGCAAGGAAGCGGGTGCTGCAGCGGGATCTATATCGGTGCCAGTGGCCAGGCTGCGGTGTCTTGGTAGCAGGCAAGGGCCAAGCCCACATAGATCACAGAGACCCGCATAACGAAGACAGGGCCAAGTTCTACTGTGATGACAGCGGACTGCAGACACTCTGCGTCACCTGCCACAACAGCAAGAAGCAGGCTGAAGAGAGACGCAGCGGTCTTACCCGTTAGGAGAAGCAGCAAGTGTGACATGCATCGTCGGATTAGCCGAGCAAGGTAAGGTTTGGATTGGCGGCGACAGTGCCGGCATTGATGGATGGAACTTGCAGGTTCGAGCTGATCCCAAAGTCATCAGGAACGGCGATTTCATCTTCGGCTTCACAAGCTCGTTTCGTATGGGGCAACTGCTTGCCCACAAGTTCATCCCGCCGCGCCGGCACCCAGGCAAGGATGTGTTCGCCTTTATGGTGAGCGACTTCATCGATGCTGTCCGCGAATGTTTCAAGACTGCTGGCTATGCTCGTAAAGACAGTGAGCAGGAAACAGCGGGCACTTTTCTCGTTGGCTATCAAGGTCGGCTCTTCACCGTAGACAGCGATTACCAGGTTGCTGAGGATGCGATTGGGTTTAGTGCATGCGGGTGCGGAGCGCAGGTGGCGCTAGGAGCTATGTACGCTTCGCAGTCAGCATCACTCGATGCAAAGGACCGAGTGACCAATGCACTTAAGGCATCTGAGCGCTTCTGTGCCGGTGTCAGAGGGCCGTTCGTAGTCGAAGCCTCATGAAGAGGGGGGGTAGGGTGAAAGTCTGAAAAGGCAGCCTCCTACGGACCCGCGTCCCCGCCACCAACAGATTATTTTTTTGGAGCACCGAATTTCAGTCATGGCCGGAAACAAAAACAGCGGTCGCCACGAGTTCGAGCCGACTGACGAAGAACGAGAGAAGGTCCGCGTCCTCAAGGCTGGATCGATGTCGAACGGGGCGATAGCTGAGGTTATCGGCATATCCGAGCCTACTCTGCGCAAGCATTTTTCTTCTGAACTGGATCGGGCGACGGCGAAGGTACGCGCTGAACTCCTCATGGCTCGCTATCGGTCTGCCATGGGCGGCAATGTTTCAGCGCAGAATAAGATGATCGAGCAAGTTGCCGCGGTTGATGCGCAAACGCGCCGTGCGCCTGAGAAGGCAGAAAAGCCGGTGAAACTCGGCAAGAAGGAAGAGCAGAAGAACGCCGCGCAGGCCATCAGCGGCAAGTTTGCGCCTCCGACGCCTCCCAAGCTTGTTGTCGACAACCGATAGATGAACGCCCAACCCAACTGGAGCACCGCTTGTCTCGACTGGGAGAAGCGCATTGTGGCGCGCCAGTCGCTGATACCGTTCGGGCCCCTGTTTCTGGATGAAGCGGAGGCGGCGCTGGAGGTGTTCAAATCCCTCAAGGTCGTGGATTTGCCGCAAACCTTCGACGGATCGATAGGTGAATTTCGTTATCCGACCTTCGGTGAGGTGTCAGAAGCATGGGTGTTTGATTTCGTCCGGGCAGTCTTCGGAGCTTATGACGCGACGACGGCAACCCGATTGATTGAAGAGTTCTTTTTGCTGGTGAGCAAGAAGAATGGGAAATCCACGCTCGTTGCCGGGATCATGTTGACGGCGCTGATCCGGAACTGGCGGCATTCGGCCGAGCTCTTGATCCTGGCGCCGACGAGAGAAGTTGCCGACAACTCGTTCAAGCCGGCGGCCGATATGGTCCGGGCGGATGCTGAGCTGGTCGACCTGCTTCATGTGCAGGACAACTTGAAAATGATCACGCATCGCCTCACGAGGGCGGTTTTGAAAGTCGTTTCTGCCGATGCCACCAGCTCTGCAGGCAAGAAGGCGGCCTTCGTCTTGGTCGAGGAGCTTTGGCTGTTCGGCAAGAAAGCAGGCGCCAGCGCAATGTTGCAAGAAGCCACCGGTGGCCTTGTGTCGAGATCTGAGGGCTTCGTGATCTACATCACGACCCAATCTGACACGCCGCCGGCAGGGGTTTTCAAGGAAAAGCTGGATTACGCCCGGTCTGTTCGAGACGGAGAGATAGACGACAAGCGGTTTCTCCCGGTCCTATACGAGTTCCCGGACTCAATGATCGCGAGCAAGGCCTACCAGAAGCCGGACAACTTCTATGTGACCAACCCCAATCTGGGGAAATCGGTTCGCAAGGAATGGCTTGAACGCAAGCTGGCAGCGGTCATCAGCGGCGAGGATGAGGAAGGGGACACGATCCAGACCTTCCTTGCCAAGCACCTGAACATTGAGATTGGCATGAATCTCCGGGCGAACCGGTGGCCAGGCGCGGATCTATGGACCGGACGCGAAGACCCGGACATCACGCTCGATTACCTGCTCGATCATTGTGATGTCATCGTCCCCGGCCTCGACGGCGGCGGTCTTGACGACCTGTTCGGCCTTACGGTCGTAGGGCGGCACAAGAAGACCCGCGATTGGCTCTGCTGGGCCCATGCCTGGTGCCACAAGGGGGTGCTGAAGCGCCGCAAGTCCATTGCTTCCAAGCTGGAGGACTTCGCCCGGGCTGGCGAATTGACGATCGTCGATGACGAACTCGACGATATCTCGGCCATTGTCGAGATCATCGCGTTGATCAAAGACCGAGGCCTTCTGGCTTCTGTCGCGGTGGATCCGGCCGGGCTGGGTGAGATGATCGAGGCGCTGGCAGCGATCGGCGTCACACAGGAAGAAGGCAACCTTATCGGCGCGCCCCAGGGCTACGCGATGATGAACGCCATCAAGACGGCCGAACGGAAGCTGGCGAACGGTACGCTCCGCCACGCGAAGTCCGCTCTCATGGACTGGTGCGTCGGCAACCTGAAGATTGAGCCCACCGCAACGGCAATCCGGGCGACGAAACAGAATGCGGGTGACGCGAAGATCGACCCCGTGATGGCGCTGTTCGATGCTGTGACGGTGATGATCCGCAATCCAGAAGCACCGGGGGCCGGCATGGATGAATATTTCAAAAGCCTGGCAGGTGCGGCGTGAAAGCTATCGACAAGATCAAGAGCGCCATCGTGCGCCGGCTGACGGTACGCGAGCCTGATGGCTGGTATGCCGACAACCAGCGCGGGGATGCTGGCGAGGTCGTGGTTGAAGAGACCGCTTACTCTCTCTCGGCAGTGTGGGCATGCGTCAATCTGTTGGCCGGCACCATCGCCAGTCTCCCGCTCATGGTCTATCGCACCGACAGGGATGGGAAGCGCACAGTCGCCCGGGATCATCGCCTTTATCGAGTGCTGCATGACAGCCCCAACTATGATCAGACTGCGGTTGACTTCTGGGAGTTCGTCAGTGCCTCGCTTGAACTCTGGGGCAATGCCTATGCTCGAATTGAGCGGAGCGGCGGCGAAGTCACCGGCTTGCACCCGGTCGCGCCGAACCTGATCTCAACCCGGCGCTTGTCGAACGGAACCATTCAGTACCGCTGAACGGACGAGGGGAAAGCCTACGTCGAGACAGACGCGACGATGATGCACATCCGCGGCTTCGGCGGGAACCCGCTTGGCGGCATGTCGACGCTGCACTTCGGGCGCAACACCTTCAGCCTTGCGCGGGCTGTCGATCGCTCCGCCGGCGGCATGTTCAAGAATGGCCTTCGCCCTTCCGGCGTGTTGACCTTCGAGAACTGGCTATCTCCGGAACAGCGCAAGCTGGCCGAAGACAAGCTGACAGAGAAGTATCTGGGAGCAATGAACACGGGCAAGCCGCTCATCCTGGAAGGCGGCACCAAGTGGCAGCAGCTCACCATCAGTCCGGAGGATGCCCAGATGCTGGAGTCCCGCAGCTTCTCCGTTGAGGAGATCTGCCGGTTCTTCGGCGTCCCTCCTCACATGGTCGGGCACACTGCCAAGTCAACAAGCTGGGGAACCGGACTTGAGCAGCAGACCCTAGGGTTCCAGAAGTTTACGCTTCGCCGGCGGCTGAAGCGGATCGAGCAGGCGCTGGAGAAGCAGTTGCTCAAGGCTGACGACCGCGCGAGCGGATTCACCATTGAGTTCAACATTGAAGGCCTTCTGCGGGGCGATAGCGCGGCAAGGGCGGGCTTCTACCAGTCGGCGCTCACCAATGGCTGGATGACGATCAACGAAGTCCGTGGGCTTGAGAATATGCCTCCCGTCGATGGCGGCGATACTCCACGCATGCAGATGCAGAACGTGCCGATCACGGAAGCAGGCCAAGCGCAACAGCAACTGCCGGCGCCGAACGAGGAATAGCGCACATGAAAACCAAAGACTTCGCCCTGCAGGTAAAAGACCTGTCGGAAGACGGCACCTTTGAAGGCTATGGCTCGGTCTTCGGCAACGTCGACAGCTACGGCGAGAAGGTAATGCCTGGCGCGTTCGTCGAAAGCCTGGCCCGTCACAAGCGGGAAGGCTCCAATGTCTTGATGCTCTGGAACCATGACAGCCGGGAGCCGATCGGCGTATGGGAGGATCTGGCAGAGGATGCAAAGGGGCTGTGGGGGAAGGGGCGCTTCCTGATGGATATTCAGCGCGCCCGCGAAGTCCACAGCTTGGCCAAGGCCAAAGCCATCGGCGGCTTGTCGATCGGCTACCGCGAAATCGAAACGGAGCCGGATGGCAATACCCGCCTCCTGAAGAAGCTCGATCTATTCGAGATCTCTCCGGTGACCTTTCCGGCCAATCGCCGGGCTCGGATCGAGAGCGTGAAATCAGAAAGCATGGAAGAGTTCGCCCGCCGGTTGCGCGATGGCGACCCCATGCCGATCAAGGAGTTCGAGAACATCCTGCGCGAGGCAGGGGTTCCGAAAAGCATGGCCACTGCGATCGCCTCGCAGGGCTATGCCAAGGCCATTCGGAGTGAGTCCGAGGGCGAGAAGGCGAACGACGCAGCCGCGTTCCTGCGGGCTCTTCGCGGCTAAATCCACCACATCGCTCTAGGAGAAAATCATGAGCACCGAAAACAAGTCGGCGGCAGAACTGGCCGCGGAGTTCAAATCTGCGCAGCAGACGGCAATCAAGGAAGCTGTCGACCCCATCCGCGAACTGGCCGAAAAAGCTGTCCGCGAAAGCCAGGACGGCAAGAAGCTGACCGAAGGCTTCAAGCAGGAACTGGACGAAGCTCTCGTTAAGATGAATGGCTCCCTGTCGGAACAGCTTTCCGTCATCGAGCAGAAGCTTGCCCGCGGTGGCATCGGCGGCGAGCCGGATGCAGTCAAGACCCTTGGCCAGCAGTTCGTCACCTCCGAGGGCTTCAAAGGCTTCCACGAAGCTGGCTTCTCGAAAAGCCACGGCGCTGGCAGCATGAGCGTCAAGGCAACTTTGACCTCGGCCACCACGAACGCGGCGGGGTCGGTGGGTGCGGGCGTCCAAACCACACGCCTGCCCGGCATTCTGGACATTCCCCAACGCCGGATGACCGTCCGGGACCTCATCTCGCCCGGTCGCATGGACGGCAATGCCCTCGAATACGTGAAGGAGCAGGGCTTCAACAACAACGCCGGGATGGTAGCGGAAGGTGCGGCGAAGCCTTCTTCCGACATTCAGCTCAGCCTGGTCTCGACTTCGGCAAAGGTCATCGCCCACTGGATGAAGGCTTCGCGCCAGATCCTGAGCGATATTCCGCAGCTTGAATCCATGATCGATCAGCGTCTGCTTTACGGCCTCGCCTACAAGGAGGAAACGCAGCTCCTCAACGGCGACGGCACGGGACAGAACCTGCTCGGCATCATCCCGCAGGCAACTGCGTACTCGGCGGCCTTTGTGCCGACGTCCGCAACGGCCATCGACACGATGCGCCTCGCCATGCTGCAGTCGGCTTTGGCCGAATACCCTGCGACTGGCCACGTTATGCATCCGACCGATTGGGCTCGTATCGAACTGACCAAGGATGCCGGCGGCAACTACATCATCGGCGTGCCGCAGGGGAATATCGGCCCGACCCTCTGGGGTCTGCCGGTTGTCGCCACTCAGGCAATCAGCATCGACAAGTTCCTGACCGGCGCCTTCCGCCTCGGTGCGCAGCTCTTCGACCGCTGGGACGCCCGGGTTGAGGTCGGTTACGAGAACGACGACTTCACTAAAAACCTCGTCACCGTACTCGCTGAAGAGCGGCTTGCCCTGGCGGTCTACCGTCCCCAGGCCTTCATCTACGGCGACCTCGGGTTCGTTGCCTGATCGATCGGCTCATCAAGGGGGGCGGCTTCGGTCGCCCTCTCTATGAACCGATGAAGTCAAGGAGGCTCCCATGCAGAAGTATGAAGTTCTTCGCCGTCATGATGGCGATAAGGAATATCACGAAGGCGACGAGCGCAGCCTGACGAAGGCGGAAGCTCAGCACCTCGTGGACCTCGGCGTCCTGCGCGAGATCGATGCTGACGCCAAGAAGGCAGAAGCGCCGGCCGCCAACAAGGCGGTTAAGTCCGCTCCGAAGAACAAGAGCGAAAGCTAACCTCACAAGACTTGCGGCCCAAACGGCACCACGAGAAGGATCATGTAAATGGTTTCTGCACGCATAAGGCAACACAAGCTTGCGGCCGCAAGCTACATCGGCGCGGGGGTTGTCCCGCCTATGGGTGGCGTGCAGGCGCCGGCGAAGCTGCTGGGCCTCTCTACGGGCCAATCCCTTCGGGCGTATACCTACACGCGAGGAACACCGCGTGTTGCCGCCGATTGGGCCGAGCAGTTGCGGACGCTTTTTGGATATCCGGTTACCCGAGGCTTCGCTTCCTACACATCCGGCTCGATGTTCCATGACGGCGCGACAATCAACGCGACCGACTGGACTGTGAAACTGCTGAACGCGGCGGCGGTTGGTTCCGCTTTGATCGGCGGCAACACATCGTCATCCGAGCGCATCGCTGGAAACTACTGGTACAACGATGCTGACTATACGGCAGAGACTGGTCGTGCTGAGGAAACGTCCGGCAGCTGGGGGCCGTTGGCACGGGCTGCATTCGCGCTAATAACCGCCAACCCAGGCCTGTCCTTTGTTGATTGGGGTCAAGGGGAAACGGACTCGGGCCAGTTGACATGGCCCTTTGTCAACGACGCCTCCAACCCGAAGAATGCGCTCTATAAGACGGTAAACAAGGCCTTGTTTACGGCCCTCCGGACGACGGCAGGCAATCCGAACCTTCCTATCTTTATCACCCATCTTGGCCGGTCCCAGGTGGCCACCAATGGCGGCTACCAAGCTCTGCGAGACATCCAGACCGAAATCGCCTCTGAGATGGCAAACGTCATCATTGGCGCGGAACAGTATGACGTTCGGATGGCTGCTGCTGCGCAAACGCTGAACGCAGGCATCACATCCGGCAGCTTGGTCGTCACGATGGCGTCCACGACGGGTTGGGGCGTCAATGATGCGATAGAAGGCCCTGGCATCCCGGCAGGCGCTTATGTGGCCTCCGTCCAGACTAACGTTTCTGTAACCATGGCCGCCGGCTTTGAAGCCACGGCGACCTCCACCTCAACCGTCTATCGAATGGACAGCGTCCATCCTTATCCAGGGGCTACACCTCCTCAGGTGCTTGATACGGCAGGAAACACCACGCACGACACCGCCGAAGGCCTCTATGCGATCAACCGTCGCTTGGCGCGGGCTATCGCGGCATATGCCGGTTTCGGCAGTGTCAGCAAGTGGCGGGGGCCTTCGATCGCGTCGGCGTCTGCTCCAGTCAATGGAAGCACCGTTGATCTTGCGATCGCCCACGACGGCGGAAGTGATGTTTCGGTTCCGAACATCGTAGCGCCATACCGCGTCGAACTCGATGGGGTGTCAAAGACCATTTCGAGCGTTGCAAAGATCAACGCTTCGACGATACGACTCACGCTTTCGGCTCCCGTCGCCGCGGGTGTGGTGAAGGTTTGGTATGGCTTCGGAGCGATGAACCGGCGGGTTCCAACCGACTTCGTCCGTGACAACGCTACGCCGCTTGTCATGCCGCTCCGGCCGATCGCCGGTCTCGTAGCTACACGCTGATCAAAGCAAGACAGCCGAAAGATAACCCATGTTCCGACCCGTTCGTGTCACCGCTGCGGATGATATCCCGCTTCCGATCACCGTTGCTGACGTGAAGACAGCGCTGCGCGTTGATGGCACGGACTCGGATAGCGAGATCGAGCGGCTGATCAAGGCTGCGGCCGAACATTATGAGGGCTGGAACGGCGTTCTGGGCATTGTCATCGTCGAGCAGACATGGCGGCAGGACTTCGGGCGCTTCGAAGATAAGATGGGCCTGCGGGTCAGACCCGTCACCGCCATTGCGTCGGTCAAGTATCGTAATGCTCAAGGCCAGATCTCGACCGTTTCAGAGGATGATTACACGCTGAAGCATGACGGGGGTGGGCAGGCATATGCGCGCTTCAATAGCGGGTTTACGGCTCCGTCTGACCTTTACGAAGACGCCCCGGTGTCTATCGAATACGTCTCCGGATGGGCCGCCAACGCAGTGCCGGCCGACATTCAGACCGCGATCATCCTGCGGGTGCAGAAGCACTTCGATGAAGCCGCACAGGCAAACGCTGATGTCCTCGATCGGGTCGAGAGAGAGTTGACCTCTAGGTATCGGACGCTTCTCTGATGGCTATCACAGCGCAAGAGCTTGACCGGCGGATTACTGTCGAGCGCATGACGAGCGTGCCCGATGACTTCAATGAGCCGGTCGAGACATGGACCGAGATCGCAAATTTATGGGCGCGCCGCAGAGACGCCTCTGATAGCCAAAAAATCGAATACATGGCTGCTGGTCAGGTGGGCTCGTTCACTGTCGCCCGGTTCACGGTGCGATCGTCAGCTATCACCCGTACCATCACGCCGGTCGACCGTCTTACCCACGAAGGAAAAGTCTGGCAGATCCGCGGCGTGAAAGAAGCGGATGAAGGCAGGCGCAGGTTCATCGAGATCACAGCGCTGAAGGATGCTGACTGATGGCGAAGGTCACCGTTAAGATCGAGGGGCTGAAGGAGCTTGACCAGGCGCTCGGTCAGTTGCCGCAGTCGACAGCTAAGGCGACCTTGCGCCGCGTGCTGATGGAGGCAGGGGAGCCTCTGGCCCGGGCTGCCCGCGCCAATGCTCCTCGGCTAACCCTTCATCTGACAGAGAGTGTCGACGTCGGCACCAAGCTGACGCGGCGCCAGGCATCTCTGCACAAGAAGCAAGCGAAAAACGACCGAGCCTTCTCGGAGGTTTTCGTAGGCACCAGCGACCCTGCGGGTATGCAGGATGAGTTCGGAAACTCGCGTCAATCGCCGCAGCCTTGGCTTCGTCCGGCTTGGGATTCGATGAAGGAACCGACGCTCGATCGCATCGCCAACTCCCTCTGGGGTGAGATCGAGAAGTCGGCGCAGCGGCTGGCTCGCAAGGCTCTGAGAGGGCGATGATGGAAGAGGCTCTTACTGCTCTGCTGGCACCCATTGCCGGCGGGCAACGCTATTGGGTTCGAGCGCCTCAAGGGAAGGTGCCCCCCTACGCGGTGCTTAACCGAATTGACGGGCAGCCGAACTATCACATGACGGGTCCGTCTGGTTTCGTCTCCAGCCGCGTCCAAATTGATTGCTATGCCGCCACCTACGCTTCGGCAACAGCCACAGCTAGAGCCGTGAAAACCATCCTGTCTGGCTACAAGGGCGGCGCGATCCAAGGCGTTTTTATCGAAAGCGAGAGAAATCTTCCTGCTGCGGACGCGGGAGAGGTCGCCACTCTGTTCCGCACGTCCATCGACATCACTGTTCTACACGGAGAATGAGACCATGACTGACGTAAAAATCGGCTACGGCACTACGTACGCCATCAAGGCGACTGCTGCAGCGCCAACCTTCACAGCCATCGCAGAAGTCACGACCGTGACGCCAGGCGCCTCCACGGCAGATCGCATCGAGGCCACCCACATGCTGAGCCCCGGCCGCCATCGCGAATATATCGCCGGCCTGATCGATAACGGCGAGGCAGAGTTCGAAATCAACTGGATCCCGGGAAGTGCAACGGATGAGCTCCTGCGCACGCTCATGAGTTCCGGCGAGACAACCCCACACCAGATCACTTTCCCGAACGGCGTGACCGTCACTTTCGATGGGGCGATCACCGGCTACGAAAAGTCGATCCCGGTCGACGACCGCATGACCGCCACCATCACCGTCGCCGTGTCCGGTGAGGAAGTTTGGGGAGAAGCCGCATAATGGCGAACAAGGAACGCGGCGAGGTTAGCTTCGAAGCCGGCGGCCAGACCTGGACGATGAAAATCGGCACGGGCGCCATGTGCGCGATTGAAGCGGAAACCGGCAAAGGGATCTCCGAAGTCGGGCAGGAATTGGGCAGTGAGAAGACTGCCAGCCTGACGCTCATGCGCGCGGTCTTCTGGGGTTCTCTCCAGCAGCACCACGAAGGCACGACCATCCGCGACTGTAACGACCTGATCGATGAGCTTGGCGTGCCGCGGGTTGGCGAACTGATAGGTGAGGCGTTCCAGCTCGCGTTCCCGAAGAAGGAAGGCGGCTCGCGCCCTCGGAAGGCGACGGCGGCTTAGACTGGCCGTCGCTTATCTCTTCATGGGTAGAAGCAAATCAGCCCTACGAGCTGTTCTGGCGGCTCACACTTCGCGAAATCAGCGTCATTCTCGAAGGCGTCACCAACCGTCGGACGAGGGAACGGGACGAGCGGATGTCTCTCGCCTGGCACATCGAGGCTCTGGCGAGAACCAAGAAGATGCCGAAGCTCGAAAGCATGATGAGCAAGGCGAAGAAGAAAATGACGCCCAAGCAGATCGAGGCTGTGACCCGTAGCTGGCTCTCTTCCCGACATAGGAAACAGTAATGGCTTCTGCGGTGATCGGCGCCCTCCGGGTGAACCTCGGGATTGACAGCGCGGAGTTTCAGAACGGGCTGCGGAAGGCCCAGGCCAGTCTGTCTGGTGTCGGGAAGTCCATGCAGGCGGCCGGCAAGAATATGTCGGCGTATCTGAC